TATATGCGGGTGTGTCGGAATCGGCAGACGAGGCAGACTCAAAATCTGTTGGTAGTGATACCGTGTGGGTTCAAGTCCCACCACCCGCACCATTTTATATGCAGATATGGCGGAACTGGCAGACGCGCAAGATTCAGGTTCTTGTACTGCAAAAGGTGTGTGGGTTCGAGTCCCACTATCTGTACCATTCATCCTGTATCACAATGGTCTTAGTGTCTTTCCTGATGGCGAGGGCGGCTTGCAACGCAGCAGGATAATTCAATATTGGGGTATCGCCAAGCGGTAAGGCACAGGACTTTGACTCCTGCATTCGATGGTTCGAATCCATCTACCCCAGCCAATATGCTGCTGTGGTGGAACTGGCAGACACAAGGGACTTAAAATCCCTCGCCGTTTGGCATACGGGTTCGATTCCCGTCAGCAGCACCATATCTGGGTGTACGCCAGTTGGTAGACGGCGTGATTTGGGATCACGAGGCCGTGGGTTCGAGTCCCACCACTCAGACCAATAAAGATCAAGGAGAAATCCTTGGTCTTTTTTATATTCTCCGTTAGCTCAGTCGGTAGAGCGTCTGACTGTTAATCAGAGGGTCGTAGGTTCGAGTCCTACACGGAGAGCCAATTTTTAAAGTAAGGAGCGTGGCAGTATGGCGAGAAAATCAGGCAGTTCTACTGCCAAGCAAATTAAGAAAAAGTATTGTTCTGCGTGTCAGCAGGAAAAGAGAGATGGTTTGTTCTATGTAAGCTACAATCCATTGCATAGTGATGGCAGAATGCCGATATGCAAGGAATGTATTCGAAATGCTTGTTATGATGATGACGGCGAGTTCAACATTGATAATTTGTATTCAATTTTGCGTCAATTAGACAGACCATTTCTTCAGGACATTTGGGAAAGTTCAGTCAACGAGGTTTGTAAAAATCTTGGGACACAAGAAGTATCCTATGATCCGATTATCGGCAAATACATTAAGAACATTTCTATTCAGCAGCATCGTTCAAAGACTTGGGCAGATAGTTGTTTTGAATCAAAGCAGAATATTGATAATCGTGTGGAAAGTTCCAGACGAAAATCTATTGGTTCTGATCAGGTATATTATTTGACCGATAATAATTTTGAGGTAACTGAGGACATTATCAAGTTATTTGGCGAAGGTTGTACGGCTCAAGAATATAAGGTAATGCTCAGTTATTATGACACAATGAAAAATGATTATCCGAGCATTACAGAAAGTCAAAAGAAATTGCTTTTGCGTTATGTCCGAGCTGCGGCAAGAGAAGAGATTGCAACGAATAGTGGTAATACTGCTGAGGCTGAAAAATGGGGTAAACTGTCCAGTGATGCTTTGAAACAGCTTAATCAAAGCGATCTTCAAGGTGGTATCAGTAGTTTCTCTGAATTTTTTCAAAAGGTAGAGCGTACAAAAGATGTTATTCGTATTCTGCCAAAATATCGTTATAGACCAAATGACGCACTGGATTTTGTAATCTGGTGCTTTATTAATTATTGCCGCCGTTTGGAAGGCAAGACTGAATGTGCATATGAAGATGTGTATAAGTTCTATGATGAAAAAGTGGCTGAATACATCCAGCAGTATGGCGATCCATATGGAATTTTTGCTGATGATCCAACAGTTTCAAATCGTGAACGCATCAAAGAATTTATTACGCTGCCGCCTGATTATAATCGAGGTGACGAGTAATGAGTAATAGTCTGAATAACGATTCTGCTTTTGAAGCAAGTATGGACAAATATGAGGAAATCGCAAATTTATGGTTGTGGTATCCTGATCTTGCGCTTGATTTAATGGCTCCTAAAGAGGGTGGCATTAAATTACATTCTGATCAGCGTATTTTCATGAGATGCGGCGCAAGATTTTTTAGTGAGTATGGTTGTTTTCCTCGTGGTTGGGGTAAAACCTTTGCTGAGGTTGCAACGATGGTTATTACAGCAATCAGGTATCCCAACATTGAAATTGGTTTGACGGCTCAGACAAAAGAGAACGCAGCTTCTTTGTTGAAAGATAAATACAACGAATTGGTGCGTTATTATCCAATGCTCTTAAATGAGATTAAAAAGACCAGTTTTGTAAAAGGCGATGCTTTGATTGTGTTTAAAAACGATGCACGAATTGACGCATTGGCAAATGCTCAATCCAGTAAGGGTCAGCGTAGAAAGCGTTTGAACATTGAGGAATCAAACTTGATGGATAATACGACTTTTGAAGATGCTCTTGAACCTGTTGTTGAGGTTGGTCGTATCACGACTGGCAAGCTGGCAATCACAAATCCAGAGGAATTAAATCAGCAAATCAACTTCTTTACTACACCGGGCTTTAGAGGTTCAGACGAATATCGGCGCAGCTTGCAGATGATTCAGGATATGCGTGATCTGAAAGGTAAAATTGTGCTTGGGTCTGACTGGATGCTTGGATGCTGGTATGGAAGAGGTTCCAGTAAGAGTACCATTCTGAAAAAGAAACGAGATTCCTCCCCTATTGCATTTGATATGAACTATGGCGGCAAATGGGTTGGCAGCGCAACAGGTGCATTGGTTAATATTAACCGCTTGATGAATTGCCGAACATTGACCGAACCTGTTTTAAGCTCGTCTAATGACAACGATGAATTTTATCTGGCAATGGATGTGGCTCGTTCACAAAATAAGAGCAATAACCAATCTTCTATTGCTGTTGGTCAAGTAATTCGTAACAGCGAAGGAAAGATTGAAAATATCAATTTGGTCAACATCATTCATGTATCTAATATGTTAAGTTTTTCAACTCAGGCGTGTATTGTAAAGAGAATTCGAAAACGATATAACGCAAGAATTGTGGTTGTGGACGGCAACGGTTTGGGTACTGGTTTGGTAGATGAACTTTTGAAAGAGAGTTATGATCCGAAGTCTGGTGAAACATATCCAGCTTGGGATACGATCAATACTACTGCGGAACCAGAAACCGCAAAAGCAGAAAAGTGCTTATATGATTTAAAGGCACAATCTGCACAGACAAGTATTTTGTCTAATTTCATTGATATGATTGATTCTGGTAAATTCAGATTTTTAGAGAGCAGAAATGGCGGCGATTACGCAATCAAAGATAATGACGATCTGAACTCTAAGGTTATGCCATTTGTTCAGGAAGAATTGTTCTTCCAAGAGGTTGGTAACTTAAAGTTAATCCAAAATGGTAAGAACCTTTCGGTAGAAAAGGTTGTTAATAAATTTGATAAAGACCGTTTTTCTGCTGTGGCATATCTCTTGTACTATATTGTAAAAGTTGGCGATGGAGATAACCAAAAGAGTGATTTTGATGCAAAGTCTTTTGCAAAGAAATTACAAGCACTCAATCGCAAACCAAGAATGTATTAAAGAAAGGCGGTGATAGAAATGCCACGCAAACAAGTGATTTATTCGAGCAAAAGTTACGAAAAAGATGTAAAAGCTATTCAGGATGCGGAGTCTGGCAAAAAACCGCTTGATTTAAGTGCATTCAAGAGATTGATGGTTCATGATTTATGTAGTAATACAAACATTTTGAATTCAATGAAAATTGGAGCATATTCCATTGAAAAAATTCAAGATGCACTGCAAAATCCTCGTTCTCATTCATCTATTCTTTTGGAAACAAGCAGATATTTGATGAATGTATCTCCATTTTATATGCGTATCAATAATTACTTCTCAAAAATGGGATTGTTCAATTATGTGATTGATGTATATGATTTGAAAGTTGATGAACTCAATACCGAGGAAAAACAAAAGAAGCTGCGTGACACATATTTTGCTGTATGCAGTGAATTTGAGAAAATCAACTTAAAACATGAAATGCTGAAAATTATGGAAACAATTGTTCCTGAAGATGTTTTCTATGGATTGATTTTTGAGGATTCTACGGATTTCTTTATTCTAAAGCTGAATCCTGTGATTTGTGAAATTAGACAGATTCAGGATGGCGTTTATAATTACCGCATTCGTTTAAGCGGCATCAGTCCTTTGGAAATTGGTACATATCCAGATAATATCAAACAGGCGTATTTGGATTATCATCATGGAGAAAAGTATCATGATGGTTGGTATATTCCCCCTGCTGATCAACAGGTTTGTTTCAAGTTCAATACCTCTTTATTGACACCAATGCCATTTATGATGGCTTTGACAAAAGATATTTTGGATTTGGATGTTTACAAAAAGTTGAAGCTGCAAAAAGCAAGAGTTGATAACTATAAAGCAATTGTTGTGGAAATTCCTATTGACGAGGATGCTGTTGATAAGCCTCTTTTAACGGAAGATACATTAACAGTTTTTGCCGAGATGAATAAGGCAAATATGCCAGAGGATGTTGGTTTGCTTCATGTTCCCGGCAATGCGGAAGCAGTCAGTTTTAAAGACAATGC